TATCAATGCCTCAAGATGGATAACGAAGTTGATAAATTCCAACGAAGATACATGGAGGAGACACAAAATGAGTATCGAAGAAAAAATCAGAGAAATCGCAAGCGGTGAGCAGTTCGCCAAATACCCCTACATTTTCGACAACCTATTCCGCATCGATGAGCGCATCGAATCAACTGCGCTCCCTGCAATTGTCTGCACCTTGCCAGCTGGCGGCGAGATGCGTCTGAGAAATGGCAAGGTCTACGATGCCGAAGATGTGTTAATCGGGTTTTTTGACTCCGTGCCACACGATGCCAACGGCGAGGACAATGCCGAGTGCTACAACCGCATGAAGTCGTTAGGCATTCAGTTCATCAAGGCAATGAACGAAAGCGGCCTCTTCGCCTATGTGGAAACGTGGACATATCAAGTGTGGTGCGTTCGTATGGCAAACATCATTACGGGTGTGTTCTTCACTATCCGAGTGCAAGACCTTGGGAGGTGTGACTGATGGCAGATGTGGGATACATTCGCTTTGATGCCTCATCGGTTCGGGAAGTAATCCGACAAGAACTTGAGGAACTGCAATTCAAGATTGCCGAGAACATCAGAGCCAAAGGTCTGAATGCATCTGGCCGAACCATCGCATCGATGCACGTTGAGACAACCGAGAATGGCGGCACATTGTTTGGCCGTGCTTTTTTCGGTGCTTTGGAGACGGGCAGCGCACCGCACAAGAATGCCTACAACCCGCCCGTGAATTTCTTTGCCATCATCCGTGCGTGGATGGATGCCAAAGGCATTCAAGGCAGCGATGAGAGGGAAACCAATTCAATCGCATGGGCAATCACGAAGACCATCAGAGCCAAAGGAACACGGCAGTATCGCAGAGGCGCACGGGCAGACATCTATTCAAGCGAAATCCCTGCCACCAAGCAGCGCATCCGTGAGCGGCTATGGCAGCTTGTCGAAACTGAGATGAAATCTATACAACTGAACAACCAAAAAATGGGAGGCTAACATGAGAACAATCACCGACCAGACATCCGGCATCACTATCAACTACCCCGATTCATTGGCCTTCGCCTTCAATCCCTTCTTGGTTGAGGGCATCGGCATTGATACAATGTCGGTGGCCATCGTGATAGACGGGCAAATCAAATACATCGTGGATGTGCAGCCATTCGGCAATCGTGGCTATGCAGACCTTCAAGAGTACTTGCAAGGTCTATTCACGGACATCAGCAACAACATCGACTACACCGAGCCAATGAGCGAAAGCACACATGGCATGAACGTTACCATCAGCATCACCGCAGCATCGGGCGAGAATGAATTCGGAACATCGTTCACATCCTATGTTGTTTGGGGCGCAGTCAAACCCGATGGAATGGATGATTTCAGACGAATCCGTCATCTGATGTGGTTCAAGAACTATCCCTTTGCTTTCTCGCTTTACTGCGAGGCCGACACGGCCATATTATTCGGAAATGGTGCTGCGCCTTCATCAGCACAAGAAATCACCGAGGAGGGCATTTATAACTTTGCCGCCTCCAACTTGGGCGATGCAAAGTACAGCATCATTTATGAGTATGCAGGGCAATTGCAGCAGGCAACCTTCGACAATACCTTCGACCTCACGTTTTATCTCGCACAAAATGTCGAGCAGCGGCCATTACTCCGCATCGATGCCGATGACTGCGCCGATGAAGGGATATACCTTCGATGGGTTGACCGTCATGGCTACATTGCCCATTGGCTCTTCAAGGTGGGCGATGAGCAGCGGCAAATCGCAGCCGTGAGGGAATTCAGCCGCAACGCATACACCAATTATGACACGCACTACGGATGGCAGCGAGGCAGCGGCAGGCGGCAATCAATGTCACGCAACGACATCGTACCTTTGTGCGCTCCGCTCGTCACGAAGGAGCAATTCGATTATTTGCAGGATGTCACATCTTCGCCCATCGTTGAGATGTATGCAGGGAAGGATGAGAACGACAACGACCGATGGGTGGGTGTCGGTGTTCAGCCAGCCACCTACACCAAGAATCGTGACGAACTGCAAGATTTTGTGTTCAACTTGATAACATCCGAAACACCCATTCAGAGCCTATGACATACGAACAACTATACATCGATGGTGTGCTGATGGACACGGACGAGAAGACAAGCATTTTGCTTGAACTGAAGTCAAATCTATTTGCCGACATCAGCAAAATGACCAGCAATAAAACGTACACCATCCATCTGCCGAAGACCGTGCATAATTTGACGGTGCTTGGCCATGCCGATAGGATTGGCAACAATGCCGATTGGCCGTATAGATTCCATTCTGCAAGGTTTTTCCGCAACGGGGTTGAACTCATCAAGGATGGCCGGGCAGCTCTTCTCAGCGCAGCCGATGACCTTGAAATTGCCATCGTGTGGGGATTGTCATCACCATTCGCCAAGCTAAAGGAGGGTGACAAGAAATTGAACGACCTTACATCATCTGCCGTTCTGCGGTGGGATACATCGGTTGAACTTGACACCCCATCGGCCTTTTTTGCCCGTGGCTACGGGTATGCAGGTTATTCGCCTTGGGTCAACGGCAGCAGGGATGAAGGATGGCAAAGCACCGATGTAACCGAGCAGACATCAACGCACACCGTGCATTATGTCGCATCTGGTTACGTTCCTACGGGCGAGAAGGTGGGCGATATCGTGCTTATAGGCTCTGAGGCGAGGGTAAATTGGGGATGGCTGTCGCTGCCATTTTACCTTGGATGCACCGCCCTAATGAACCGAGTGCAGGGAGGCACAGCGAATGACCGCTTATGGGCGGTATTGGATGCCGATGACAAGGTAATCAGCATTGCACCGCCATCAGACGGCACGATGCAAAGTGTGTCGCTCCATGCGCCCTCCAATGCCGCCACCCTGCTTGTGAACATTGACACCGTGGCAAGCGAACACAACTACATCGAAATCTATTCATCGGTGGCGCAGCGAACCCCGATAACCTTTGGCGGTATGGCAGGGGGAGGATGGCGAAAACTGATTCACCCTTCGGTGGCCGTGCGGTGGGTGCTTGACCAGCTGCAAAGTGAATTTGGCATCACTTGCTCATGGTCGGGCGATGCGTTGACTCTGATTGATTCGCTTGCCATTCCGCTTGTCAGCCGAAAGGCAAATTATTTGTCGCAATCGCTCACGGCTGATGTGTTCATCAACCCGAGAAACAATCTTGGGAAATTGTCCATGTATATCAGAAAGGCAAACAGCATCTTCTCCGATGCGGTGAACACCGACATTAACAAATTGACCGTTGCCCGTGATTGCGGTGTGTCGATTGATGTGCAAGGTTCATGGGATTGGAACACCGCAGACACGCACACAACATCAAGCACTACGACCAGGTACGGCGGCGCTGATGACACGGCATACCAATACATCTACATCGGCAACTATGTGGAGATGAAGGTCAAGCACACCAACGATGAGGAAGATATCTATATCATCGGCAAGAGCAATGCGGCATCAGCGCAGATGATTGACACCGACCGGGATTTAATCAATGGGTTCTTTCGTCACATCATCGCAGGGTACGGCCACATAGAATTAACGCAGGGCGATGAAATCACGTTTGAGATGAAGAATGCAAAAGGCACGTTGAAAGACACATCATTTGTCAGCGGTGAGATGTCGGTCATCATGGATGGCTCTGATGAGGTGCTGAAGGGCAACGATTTCCCAATTGCCTACAATCTGCCCGACATCAAGGTAACTGATTTTATCAAGTTCCTTGCAGCCATTACGGCCACATTCCCGTTGCAGTCATCATCCGACACGATTACATTCGTACCGATTTCCGATGTTTGGGCGAACATCCCCAATGCCGTTGATTGGACACGCAAGGTTATCCCTGCCCATGACAGCGACAAGCCGAAACAGCTTGATTTTAAATTGTCTGATTGGGCGCAACAAAATTGGTATCGGTGGGCGAGCGATGAGAAGACTATCGGCAACTACGATGGCCACATTGACATTGCCGATGCTACATTGGATGCAACGAGGGATGTGGTTACATTCCCCTTCGCAGCGAGTGACGGCAGCAGCATCCCAACGTATGAACGTGCGAAGGTCAATGGCACGTTTGGCGGCAGTAACGTGATGGCCGAGGCTGCAACCGAAGAGCCGCAATTCTCCGAGTGCAAACCCCGAATAATGAACGTGCAAGCCGATGGCCTTGGCAAAGCGGTGTTGAGGTTCAATCTGAATATGCAGGATATCATCACGGCAAAATACAATGTTCTGGCCGCAGCGATGCAGAATGCGAAGGTAATCAAAGAGAATGTGCGGCTGTCGAACATTGAGATATTGAACTTTGACGAGCGCACACCCGTCTATCTTGAACAACACGCATCATATTTTGCGGTGCTTGAAATCAAGGCCGCATCAAACGGCAGCGCAGAAGTAACCATGCTTAAAATCAAATAGGGAGGACAACACACATGGCAGATACTAAAGAACAACACATCCTTGACATTCAAGTCAGCTATGACCAAGCGGTGCAGGGCATCATGAAGTATAAGAAGGAAATCGAGGCTCTGAAAACGAAGTTAAGCGATTTGAATGATGCCTATGCAGCTGGCACAATCACGGAGGGGGAATACACAAAAGAAACCGAATTAACACGGGCGGCAATCAACGAGTATAATCGTGATGTGCGCTCTCTGCGCAAGGAAATACAAAATAATCAGCGCATCGAAAAAGAGGCTCTTGGCTCATTGCAGCAGAAACGGGCAGAACTATCGAATCTGACAAAGCGGTATGACCAACTATCCGAGGCAGAGCGAAAGAATGGCGCAGAGGGCAAGAAATTGGCCGCACAAATCAAGCAGTTGACGCAAGAGATAAAGGGCGCAGAGGCCGACACCGAACGATTCTACCGCAACGTAGGAAATTACACCAACAGCATCATGGCCGCAATCACGGGCAATAGCAAATTTGCCCAATCCATTATGGGCATGACGCAAGGCGGCGAGGGGTTCAAGGGCATGATGCAGGGTATGATTGGGTCGGTCAAGTCCTTCGGCGCGGCACTGATGGGTCTCGCCGCCAATCCCGTAGTGCTTGCCATTGCCGGAATTGCAGGAGCAGGAGCAGCCTTCAAATGGTTTTACGACTACAACCAGGGCATTGCCGAGGCTACCCGACTAACGAAAGAATTCATGGGCATCGAGGGTGATGCGCTGGTATCCGTGCGTAATTCCATCCAAGCCACCGCAGACACCTTCGGCAAGGACTACAAGGAGGTGTTATCGACCGTTGATGCACTGATGGCTCAATACGGCATATCAGCCGAGGAGGCCATCAAGGTTGTGAATGATGGCTTTGTGGCTGGTGCCGATTTGTCGGGCGATATGCTGTCCAAATTGCAGCAGTATGCGCCAACCTTCCATGATGCAGGGGTATCTGCAAGTGAGATGACCGCCATCCTTGCACAAACAAGGTCGGGTATCTTCTCAGACAAGGGCATGGACATCATCACGATGGCAAGCAAGCGCATCCGTGAGATGTCAACGGCTACGGCAGCATCATTGGATGCAATCGGCATCTCATCGCAAAAGGTATCGCAAGACCTTGCCAACGGCACAAAATCGACCTTCGATGTTATCCAAGAGATAGCCACACGCATGAAATCGTTTGGGGCAGACTCTCAAGAGGTGGGCGCAGTTCTGAAGGATGTCTTTGGCCGACAAGGTGCTGATGCTGGTATTCAGCTGATTGAGCAACTCGACACCATGACAACCAAGATTGAGGATGTCAAGGCGGTGACGGGTGAATACGGCCAGATGCAAGAGGAACAACTCAAGGCAAGCGAGGAACTGAACAATGCCATGTCAACACTCTTCGACATGAGCGGAAAGGGATGGGAAGTGATGACCATGCAAATCAAGGTCATTGCGACCAAATGGCTTGCAGCCGCAATCCGTGGCATCGTGGTGTTCATCAACCGATGCATAGACCTATACAACAATTCCCTGCTCATCCGCAGCATGATTCAAGCCTTGGTATTCGGGTTCAAAAACTTGTGGTCGGTGGTGTCGGGTGCATTCAATCTCATCATCACGGGCGCAAAATCGGTCGGTCGCAGTCTTGAGGGAATCGCCTACATCCTTGAAGGCATCCTCACCCTATCGCTCGACAAGGCAAAAGAAGGATTCCGGCTGTTGGTGTCGAATGTCGGAAAGACCATCACGGAGGGTCGAGGAGATATCCGCAAAGCTGGTGCAAGCATGGCTCAGAATCTCGTTGACGGGTGGAACAATACAATCAACAACACACCCATCGCCCATCTATCCGCTGATGGCGGTGTGGCAAGCGGCACGGGAGGCGGCATGGCTGCATTACCATTGCCTTCGGGCGGTGGTGCTGCCACCTCATCATCGGGCGGCAAGAGCGGCAAGAGTGGCGGCAAGTCTTCGGGTGCTGATGCAGCGGCAAAGGCGGCAGCAGAACGGGCAAAGGTGGAACGTGAGGAAATCGCCAAGGCCGAGGCATTGCTCACGAAACTGATAACCGACAACACCGAGCGCAGAAGAGCAGAAATCAACGCATCCTATGACAAGCAGATTGCCGATATCAAAGCCAAATTGGCCGACAAGGCAAAACTGACCGAGGCAGCGGAAAAGGCATTGAATTCGCAATTAGAGAGCCTTGAGAGCCTTCGGGAACGTGACCTTGCCAAACTCTCCGAGGATGCCATCAAAGCCGATGTAGAGCGAGCAAACAAGCGCATCGCCCTGCTGTTGGCGGCAGCGAAGAAGGGCAGCGAGGAGGAGATGGAACTGAAGATGCAGCAACTCGACAATCAGCAGCGCATCGAAGAGGCATCACTCATCGCATCGGTCACCAATGCCACCGAACGGGAAGAGATGCTGCTTGCCCTGCGGAAGTCCTATGCCGAGAAACGGCTGCAAGTGGAACGTGACCACACCAAGGCCGTGCAAGCAGAGCAAGACAAACTCATCGGCAATGAATGGCAAGAGAAACTCAATGCCGCCTTCGGGAATGAACTCGCCATCGCCCAGATCAATGCACAACGCAGCCTTGAGGCATTGCAAGCAGCACAGCAGATGGAAGGCGAAACGATTGCCGATTTCAATGCCCGAAAACTGCAATTGGAGGCGCAATATCAGCAAGACAAACAAGCCTTGACCGAGAAGGAAATCGAGGTCGAAAAAGCGAAATACGATGCGATGGCCTCAATGGTCGGTGGCCTGCAGCAGGTAACCGAGGCATTTGGCGAGTCCTCCAAAGGCATGGCGAAGATGTCAAAGGTGCTTGCCCTTGCCGAGATTGCAATCAATTCGGGTGCTGCCATTGCGGCTGGTGTAAAGCAAGCGCAGAGTGTTCCTTACCCTGCCAACCTTGCCGCCATCGCCACCACCGTGGCCACCATCCTTGCAAATGTGGCATCAGCCATCAAGACTGTGAAGGGTGCTAAGTTCGCATCGGGTGGCTTTGTGTCGGGTGCAGGGTCGGCAACAAGCGATTCCATCCCTGCAAGGCTATCGAATGGTGAATCGGTCATCGCAGCCGCACCAACCGCCATGTTTGCGCCCATCCTCTCTGCGCTCAATCAACTTGGCGGTGGCGCACCAATCATCGTACAATCGCCACAGCAGCAAATCGGCGAAGATTTCCTTGCAGCAGCGGTGGCGAAGGGAATGGCCATCGCACCAAGGCCGATTGTATCAGTCGAGGAAATCAACGATGTTGGCCGTAGGGTTGATGTTATCGAAAATCTTGGTACGCTATGACGAAGTATGAATTACTCAAGGCTTGTCGTTCCGTCTGCGATGCGCTGACCAGGAACGGCATCAATGCCACCGACACGAAGTACATCGACATGATGGCCGACTATCTGCGCATGACGGGCGAAGGGCAGAAGGTCACATGGGTGGTGTACTATCTGAGCCAGCAATATGATGTTGGCGAGGCCACCGTCTATCGCATGGCCAAAAGATTGTCGGAGAACTGCGAGATATAGTTATTTTGTGCTGATTTTCGTTTTGAGCGCATTTCGCCCTTTGTGTGGGTAAGTTATCCACCGAGGCGGTGAAATGCGCTCAAATCGGCTAAAAACGGCTTTTCGCCCTTTGCTATCAATCTGCGATAGCTGAAACACGTTTGCCCGAAAAGCACTTTTAACCGATTAAGCCTAACTTTGCGATGTTACTAAAAATCGCAAACAATGGCACAACTCAAGATTTACACCGACATCCAAAGCGAATCGGACAAGACCTTTGCCCGATTGGTGGGCGATGTCGAGGGTGTCTCTTTTGCTGATATAGATGCCTTCTGCAATTCCATCCCTGCCGATGACAATCAAATCGAAGTAAGATTGCATTGCGATGGCGGCTCAGTTACTGAAGGGTGGGCAATGTATGACCGCCTACGGGCAACGGGAAAGGAAATAACCTGCATCGTGGAAGGGAATGCCGCAAGCATGGCCACCGTGATATTGATGGCCGCACCGAAGGAAAGACGCAAAGCCTATGAGAATGCACATATTTTGGTGCATAATCCTTGGGCGGTTGTGATGACCGCTGCCGATGCGGACGATATGCAGAAGATGGCCAACGACCTCAAGGCCGAGCAAGAAAGGCTTGTCAACTTGTACGTTGAGCGGTGTGGTATTGATAGAGACACCATCCAATCGCTCATGGACGAAGACAAGTTCATCACGGCAGCAGAGGCGAAGGAACTGGGCATCATAGGCGAGATAATACCGCCAATCAGCGCAAAGGCAATTACCACCAATCCAATTAATATGAACGAAGTAAATGTAAAAGCGAGCCTTCTCGATAGAATGCTGGCCAAGTTAGGGTTTAAAAACTTGGACGAGGCCGCATCCTTGGACATCAAGGCTCTTGAACTAAGCACCGCAGATGGTCAGACATTGACCATCGAGCGAGAGGAAGGCCAGCCGCAGGTCGGGGATGCCGCATCTCCCGATGGCGAATGGCTGATGCCCGATGGAACTACCATCGTAGTCGAAAATGGGGTTATCACCGACATTAAGCCGAAAGAAGATGCTCCCGAAGGCAATGCCGATGATGGCAAGAAAGGAGAAGTAGACCCGACCACCGAGGAAGATGACAAAGACGAAGAAATGGAGCATCTTCGTGAGCGCATCGCAGAACTTGAGAAGGAAAACGAGGAACTGCGCCAGCAGTTGGAATCGGCCAATGCAAATGCAAGAACTACCGATGACCTCCGCATCCTCAATGCCGTGAAAATGGCAGGGGGCGAAGAGGCATTGAAGAAGTTCTCTTCGACCTACACACCCGACACCCGAATGCCGCAGGGCAAGAAGGTGAGCGCAGCCGCAAACGGCTCTCTCATTACCGCAGATGACATCCGTCAGCGGTATCAGCAGAACGTGAAAAATAAAACCAAAAAATAGTCAGACATGGCAAAGTATTTTCAGAACATCCCCTTGCAGCCGGAGAATCTCCGTTCGCTGCGTGATGCACTCATTAAAGAAGTGCTTGAAGACGAGAATCTCCGTCAAGTAGTAACCATTAAAAAAGTCCGTTCGGGCGAGCCTCTTGCCATTCTTGGCGAGATGGATGCCGTTGGTCATGCTGGTGCCGGATGCAATCCCACCTTTGACGAAATCGGCATCGGCAATGCCGTGAAACGTTGGGCACTCAAGGCATGGGAAATCGCCCTCTCGATTTGCTACACCAACCTTGAGGATACCATCGCCGAGTATTGCCTCAAGAGCGGCACGGAAATCGGTGATTTGTCGGGTACTGATTTCATGGCTATCTATCTCGACCTTCTGGCTACGCAGATGCGTAGAATGGTATGGCGATTCGCTTGGTTCGGAGATACCGCTGCAAAGACGATTACCAATGGCGGTGTCGTAACAGATGGCACCGACATCACCCTCATGACCGCCAATGATGGCCTCTTCAAGAGATTGTTTGCCATCGGTGCTGCCAACGCATCGCAGGTGACCGCCATCGCCGCCAACACCAAGACCACCTATGCCGCTCAGAAGGCCGATATCCGCACAGCTGGCACGGCCACAACCCTCATTGACACCATCCTCATGGATGCAAACCCGATGATTAATGCCAACGGCGAGGCCGCACTCATCATGAATAAGGGTCTTGCCGATGCACTCGCTCTCGACATCAAGAAAACCTACAAGGACATCATGCCGTGGGAGAAGATTTTCGATGGTGTATTCGTATCATCTTATGGCGGTGTTAAGGTGATTTCCGTGGCCACATGGGATTACATGGTCAATGTGTACGAAAACACGGGTACGGCATGGAACAAGCCTTACCGTGTGGTCTTCGCCAACCCGAAAAACCTTCTCGTTGGCTGCGATGCTGCTGACCCGATTTCAGACCTTGACATCTGGTTTAACAAGGACGAGCGCACAAACAAGATTTACGCAACGGGTAAACTTGACACGATGGTTGGCCTTGATGACCATGTGCATCTCGCTTACTGATTTCTTCTTTTCATAGTCTGCGCATCCTTCGGGGTGCGTGGACATTTCCACATACAATATAAAATCGAACAAATATGGCAAATCTTTGCGATTCAATTATAGCGAACGACATTAATTTCGCTTGTGACGATTTGGTAGTTCGTGGCCTTGAGCCGGATGGACTCATCATCAATCGTGCTGATATCGATTTCGGTGCAACCGTATTCGATGCCTCCAAGAAAAACGTTATCAAAACCTTGGTACTCAAAACGGGCAAAAAAGCCTATGATGTTGTGCAGATGGGCAGCACTCCCTTTACGGGTACTCAAACCACCTTAACCGTAGGCACATACCGCAACACGTTCCAAAATCAAGTCGTTTTGGCCGTGCTTGCCAACACTCCCGATGTGGCAGAGAAGGTGATTGATGGCCTTGCAAATGGCACTTTCGTGGTCATTCTGCGCAATGTGTCGAAGGGTGCTAATGGTGATGCAGAATACCAGATCTACGGCTATGCGCAGGGTCTGAAGGCATCCGAGATGACCAACGAGAAGTATTCCGAGGATACTGATGGCGGTTGGCTGGTGACCTTGCAGGAGAACAGCGCACCGAAATCCGCCCTCTTCTTCTTCAACACCGATTCAACGACCACCGCAGCCGCATACGAGGCTCTCAAAACTGCCAACGCATGACCTATCACGAGGCGGTAGAACTTTCCGAACAACTGAAAGCGCATCTCAATGATGCGTTTTCAGCATCGGAGAAGGCGCAGATTGAACACCTTTATGCCGAGGTGCTTGGAAAGCAATTCAAGCGCACCAGCTGCCAAAGGTGTTATCATGATGCGCTGATACAAGTCATTCTATACCTACGAAAGGAGGGTAAGATGAAAGAAAAATGCAATTACAGCCTTCGCGCAGGGTTCATTATCCATTGCCCGACCTTCCATGATGGCAAGGTCTACACAAATGACAATCTCACCGATTCCGTGGCGGCTGAATATCTTGCAACCTTCCCCGGTCAGCGGCCAATGTTCGCCAAGGTGGCCGAACCAGCTGCCGTGAAACCCGAAGACCATGCAACCATCGAAATCAAGGTTAAGAAACCCAAAAACAACAAGAAGAAATGAACGTAAAAACCGCCAAAAAGCCAAGGCCGAGATTTGATACATCATACATCGCCCGATTTGGAATGCAAGCCTACGGCGAGGATAATTTGTATCCCCAAAATTTGCAGCGAATCACATCGGCATCGGGTACTGCTGTTACTTGCCTGTCACGTTACGCAAAGTTCGTGGAAGGTGGCGGCATGGCTGATGGCGGTGCGGCTGTCATCAATCATCACGGGATGACGGTTGATGACCTACTGCATGACATTGCAAACGATGTGGCCGAGTTTGGAGGATTCGCTCTGCACATCAATTACAATGTCTTGGGTTATCCCACCGAGATACAGCATCAGCCTTTTGAGGCTTGCCGCCTTGCAGAGGCAGACGATTTCGGCAACGTTGCGCACATCCTTGTGCATCCCGATTGGAAAGGCGATGTGACCCGTGCAGGGAAACGGCTGCGAGTGGACGAGAAGACTATCAAACGTTTCCCGACCTTCAATCCCGACCCTGCCATTGTCATGCAGCAAATCGCATCGGTTGGCGGCATCCAAAACTATCACGGGCAAATCGCATGGTTCAGCATGGCTGGCCGATGGGTCTACCCTACCCCGATTTACGATGCAGCTATCACGGAAATTTCGACCGATGAAGGCTTGGGCAACATCAAGTATCGCAATGCACGAAACAATTTCCTAACATCGTGTATGCTGATTACAAAGAAGGGTGTGCCTAAGATAGACCCCGACAGCGGCAGGGAAATCGAAACAAGCATGATTACCGATGAAGATTTGCGTCAATTCCAAGGTGACGAAAACACAAGCAAAATGCTTGTTGTCGAATTGGAGAACGATGAAGACAAACCCGAAGTGGTATCCTTCCCCGTCACCAATTACGACAAAGATTTTTCGGTTACTGATGCATCGGTCGTAGAACGTATCTACGCACAATTTCATCAAGAGTTATTCCATGCCATCCGCATCGGGAAACTTGGCTTTTCTGGTGATGTCATGCGTGATGCCTACGATTACTATGCAGGGGAGGTGACCAACGAACAACGATTCATCCAACGTGGCCTAACAGCCGTGACTCGCAACATGGAAGGTGCTGCCTATGATTGGCGCATCAAGCCGTTGAAATACATGAACAGCGAAATCTGATTACACATGGAACACCTAATAACAGCAGAAGAATTCAAGCAGTTGGCGAGACCATCAAGCATCCATCTTGACGAATCGCACATCATGGCATACATCACCGAGGCAGAGGATGCAAGCATCATCCCTGCCATCGGCTACGATGTCTTCAAGGCCATCACGACCGAAGAGCCGATGAGCGAGCCGATGAGCAACCTTCTTAATGGCTGCGAGTTCACGGGCAGCGAGCGGCCTTGTGGTGCTGAACAGCTGATGCGCTGCAAAGGCTTGAAGGCCACAACTGCATATTATGCCTATGCAAGAATGCTCCGTGCCGATGGCGCAATCGTGAGCCGAGCAGGATTCATGCAGCACGAAGACCAATACAGCAGACATTTCGATGATTCCAAACTCAAGCAATACAACGATGTGATGGACATCGCAGAGCGATATCTCGCATCGTGCTTGGCATACCTCAACACCATTCAACCGACACCCAAGGCGCAAGGCAGCAGGGCAAGAATTTACGCAATAGGAGATTAACACTATGGCAATATACAACACAAGGCAACTCATACAGCAGATAACGAATGCCTCCTCCGTAGGCGAGAACACGGCCACACGGGTGGGCAATGCGATGGAGGCGATGCTTAATGATGTCAAGGCGGCGGATGACAAGGCAAATGCGGCCACAAACCGCATCAACACAACCGAGCAGAGTGTGGCCAATGCCAATCAGCGGCTTGCGGCCGAGGAGGGCATCAACGCAACGCAGACCGCACAAATTGAAGGGTTGAGACAAGACATTCAAAACATCCGACCCGTCACCATTGATGGCGATGTGGTGAACAACCCCGACAACGTATTTTTGACCTCTGCCAATGACGAGATAACCCCGAAGGAGAGGACTACAAGCCTATCGGCCAAAGGCCATTATATCATGCGCCCGACCGATGACTTTGCCGCCAAACTCAAGGCCAACTACATACATGAGATTCCCTTCGATGTTGACTTGGGCGGTGCATCGGTCACCATCCCTGCAAATGCGGTGTTGAAGTTCACGGGCGGCAAGATTACGAATGGTAAACTAAACCTCAACGGCTGCGCAATAGAGGCAGCGGATGACTGCATTTTTGACGGAGTAGAATTTGTCGGCGAGACATATCAGCCGATTCGGCTTGACTGGCTGATGAGGACGAAAGACTTGTCAATCACGGATAAAACTGATGTTTCCGCTGAGTTGGAGGCTGCGCTTAATTGTGGTGCAAGATGTATTGATGTAACATCAAGATTCTACTACTACATCACAAGGACGGTCGTTATTTCCGCTAAAAATGTAGACATCATCGGCAACACCGATTTCTTTATCCCGAACGTAACAAGACAACCCACATATATGCCTCCTTGCATACACACCGACCAGCCTATTACGATGCTGCGATATGAGTGTAACACCACATCGGGTAATGAGCGGAAATCGTTATCATTGCAAGGACTCTATCTATATCAAGCACATGATTTCACAAATGCCGATTACAATTCTTTGTCCTCGTACAAGAACACCCCACTCCTTTTGGTCACAAACGGCAATTCTGGCATATATAGAGCAAATGTTAATGTGTGCATTATTGCGGTAGATTGTAACTGCAAGCACGTTGTGAACCTTAACGGAGACTATTACAACAAATTTGATGTCCTTTGGACTGGTGTTAAATTCGATGCCGTAGGTCAACCGCAGACTTTTGTGACCATAAGCGGTTCAATACGTTATTGCTATCAAGCATTCGCAGCAGAGCAGGATGGCAACGGAGGATGGATGACTGACATCACCTCAAAAGTATATAGCAACTGCGCATTGCTTTGCGACACAAAGGTGACACCTCTGAAAATCTACGGGAGT